TTTTATGTGTTAAAAAAAGAAGCAACATCAATGTCATCATACGAAGTGATTTTACTTTGCTTATCACTCTTGACACCGACATTCTTCTGTACGTTTACGGGGACAGATGGTTTTGGCTTGGCCTGAACTACTTCACCCTTGGGCTTATCGAAGTTCATCACCTTGTATGCTTCATCCAGGGTCAGCAGTCTGCCATCCTTCTCATGTTTCTGAATTGCATAGTCCAGGACTTCCTGGGATTGCTTATCATCCAACGAGTAGGTGGTTTTCAATTCTGCTATCGACTGGTCCAAAGCATTTTGTGCTTCCATCTGTGCCAGTTTTTCCCTTGTCTCTGTCAATTCAGATTCATAGGGATTCGGAAGGTCTTTATTATCCATCTGTAGGGACTGTTTAAACAGTTGCCCTGCTTCTTTACCGAGTTCATCTTCAATCGCTTCCATAAGCGTATCAGAGAAATCTTCCGACTCTTTTATTTTATCAACCAACTGCACCAAAGGCTCTACTGCCCTACGCTGATCTGCCACTGTCTGGGCCTTCTCCGTATTGGACTTGTTCCATTCGTGACGGTTATCAGCATCTTTTTTCCAGGATTCTATATCAGTCGAACTGTATCTTGAGCCATCTTCCGTTTCATACACAAATGACTTATCGTCACTTGGGGATTCACTAACCGTATCGGTTTGCTCTTGCACAGTGTCTGATACTTCCTGATCTGGTTCATTGGTTGCTTCTGTTTTGGCTGGTTCTATTGACTCTGTGGTCACAGCCTGTTCTGTATTAGGTCCTTCTGATTGCTCACCAAAGAGTTCATTCGGGATCGAAATGTTGTCGTAACTATCTGTTGATGGTGTATCTATACCCACCATTGGATCGTTACTGAAATTGCCTACCTGGATCTGTTCTGATTCAGGTGTAACGTCTAAATTATTTGTTCCTACTACATTAACTGTTGCCATTGTTCTATCCTTTCAGTTGGTCTTGCGACACTGGTTTAGTTGCAAAGAACATGAGTAGAACCGTTCTCTTTCCTTCATGGGGCTCTACCATGTGCTTCATTGGGTTACTCAATTTTCCTGCTGTATAACAAACGCCATTAAGATAGTGATCCTTTACTTCTTTAGGTTCACCGTCTATTTCAAAAAATATTCTACCACCTGTAAACTCATCCGGGTCGGATAAAAGTACAGTTGTACCGAACTGACACCAGGCCATATGGTTATCTACAAACTCTCCTTCAATCAGTTTACAACCATCATAATGCCATTCGTGTCCCTTTGGACGGGTCTCAATTCGCCAGTAACTGGGTTTCTCCAGCATAAACTCCTGATCATCCACCATCGATTGGTAGCGTTTTGCCACCTTTTGCAACAATTCATTGGAAAAGTCAGAAATTGAAGCGTTAGATTTACCCATATTCTTGAGTTTATCCGCTTCATCAGGGGTAAGTAAGCCTGTAATCTGGTGATACATCAATATCCTTTACTTTTTAAAAGAGCCTTCTCATAGGCTTCTTTACCTTTTTTGGTGTACTTAAACTTCTTCACCTTTCCTTTGACTTTTAATTTTGGCATAGTTTATGTGACGGGCAGAAAACTGTTCACCGCTTATGCCCTGGGTTGGTCCATTTCTGGATCTCCCTGCCCGCCAACCAATCCTGTTACTGTTAAAATTCTTTCCTGGATGTTACCCGGTAACTGCTGGAAATCAGGTGACTCCGCTAATGTGGGATTATTGATAATCATCTGTGCCAGTGATTCTTCTGCGGGACCACCAGGCCCTTCTTCCATGACCTGTGCCACTGCCATACCTAACTGCTGTTGTGCATCTTCGGCCTGTTGCACCTGTTGCTGGGGTGGAACCTGTTGATTTCTCACATACCAGTTCTGGATCGTATCCTGTTTATCGGTGATGTTTAAGGCATTCACTACTTCTTCAATGCCATAGATACCTACCTGATACAACTCCATTGCCCGTTCTTCATTGGCTACCCTGCCTTGTGCATACCTGGATCCGGTGGTTACACTCACATCAAACTCACTATCCTGGAGTCGCTTGGCTGTGCCTGGATCAAACTCAAGTGTACCTTCTTCATTCCCATCAGCATCATAGACCGCCATTGGATTATACTCTGTAAACTCAAATGAACCTTCGGTATCACGTTCACGGATAGATCGGATCTCTTCATCAAAGGTCAGTACCATCTGTACCATAAACTCACCAATCTCTTTGGTCATCCTGGCTACTTCATTATTAATCTTAAATCTTTGTCTTGTCTGGGATGCTTCCTGTAATGCAACAATGGCTCTTCCTGATGTAACGCCACCTGGCTTACGGCCCTGGGTCACATCATTGATCCCTGAAATGGATTCCATGAACTGACCGACCTGGGCTATGTAGTTCTGGATGTATCCGGGAATAGGTGGTGGTGATTCAAAGGTCACATCATTGGGATCTATAACAGTTATTTCTTCACCTGGAGCCCCTGTGATCGGTCTGGTCAATTGTCCCTTTGCTCGCTGGGTTACCTTCCTGATTGGAAATCCCATCTTGCGAATATTCTCATTAATAGCACTAAAGGTTTCATTCATTGCTTTGGTCTGGGTGCGGACCAGGTCTGTTTCACCTATACCCCAGAAGTTGTGTGGTGATTTGTAATTAGACACCATGAATACAGGCATCCGGTATAACTCTAATGGTTCATCAACAATCAGTTGATCACCTACAACGACTGTATGTCTGCCATTGGGATATTTCTCTTTGTCCTGCTCATTGGAATAGCACTCAATAACCAGTGCCATATCGTAGTCACTGTCTGCATTAGCACTCTCAATACCACCTGTGTCATCTGTTTTCTGGTAGGCCCGGTAATCATCCAACTTGCCATCTGCATTAACCTTAATACCGAACTCTCTATAGATCTTGGACGTTTCCATTGGTACTGCGAACATGAAGTATTCACCAGCATCCAGATCTAAATCATTTGCATATGGATGGGGCACTACACTAAATGGATCCACTACCTGGATATCAAATCCTTTAAAGGCTCCTTCATCTGACAGGATGGGCAGTATCTGAATAAAGCCATTGGAATAGATCAGTGAGTCCTTAACAGCCTGGAGTATTTTACCATATAGATCTGTCTCTTCAACAATCTGCTGGAATCTCTTCTGCATCATTTCAGCAAAGAAGATATCATTCTTCTCCCTGGGCATGACATCTACTGTGGGCTGGAAATCGTTTACAATAGGCAGTATGGTTTCTACCACAGCCAATGGGAAGTTAAATACCATCCTGGACTGTGACTCACTGCCTTTAGATGGACTGGGCCAGTGGTTACCATAATACAGGCGTTCATTCTTACGCCATCTGCTAACCTGTTTCTCTCTTGCTTTCTTACTTCTATCCAGCCAATCCCGGACCTGTGGTATACGTTCTGCTACATCCGCTACCTGGTCCAGTGCTGATGCTTGATCCATTGCTGGATAATAATCCATGCCTGCCATTAGATGTTATCCCATTGTGGTTGCGAGTGATCCACATTAACTACAATAGTCTCAATGAATCGTTCTGTTTCTGTTCTGTGATCAGGTCGCTTACTTGAGTCTACTGCTTCACCAATCAGATACCGGAGTGCATCCACAGCATGATCATCCTTCTTTAAAGGTTTCTCCGGCTGGTTCAAGTCTATCTTGGATGCGGATGGCTGTTCCCATTGGTAATTGATTAACTCTCTTCTCAAGTTTTCGCATGACCTGGTAATATAAATCTTATGTCCTTTAATGTACTGGGTGACCTTATCGATCCCGCCCTGGACATCATTGTTTGCACCTACAACCGGAATATGTAACTGCCTGTAACGGTTGCCTATTGTTTCCGGATCTCCCTGTTTGCCTGCACCTGTTGATGGATCAATAACGTAGGTCTCATATCTTCCTTCATTCAGGTAAGCCTTAATAGCCCTGGCGTGATAATCAACGTCCTGGCCTGCTTCATAATGCTCTCTATAGATATACATCTTGTCATCATTATCTACTGCACCCCATAGCACAGCAGTTGGATTGGTCCGGCCATGATCAATGGCAATGAACCTTCTCCAGCCAGGATCAGGATTAAAATCATTCACTACGTGAACACTGGGCTCAAAGTCTGGATAGATCTGTCCTTCAAATGCATCCCAGGATCCATAGACATATCTGTTTACCCAGATCTCATTGTAGTTATTCATTAAACTGTCAATATAACCATCAGGTAGATTCTTCTTATTCTCATCCGTCTTGGCACTGAACATAATGTTACCAGGAATTGGATTATGTATGAACCGATGCCATACCCAGTTATGTCCCAGTGGGTTGCCTGTGCCCCAGCACTGGGGATTAGATACAGCCCTTAATCGACCTAATAGTGTTAAAAAGACTTCTTCTGATACTTCTTCCATCTGGTCTATATAAAACCAACCCAGGTTGATCGATAGTAACTTGGCCGGATCATCCAGGGATCTGAATATGATCTCGTGACCATTCTTAAATATGACTCTGTTCTCCTGCTTCTTATAATCATAATGGACACCAGGCATGAGTCCGATCTTGTGAGCCAACTCAAAGAAGGTTCGCTGGGTTGAGTCTCTTAATTCCGGATAGGTCTGTCTGGCTATCATACCCAACTGCGGTTTCTGATCCTTGTCCATCACCCGTAGTAATCCCTTCAGGATCCCGGCAAAGGTTTTACCATTACCAATACCACCAAAGAAGGCAACCACATTCTCTTCACACTGTAGAAACTTTGCCTGATTAGGATTTAATTTGATATTCATGAGTCTAAACTGATATGGATCTCGGGCCACTTGATCTCACCTTCGTGAGCCACCCGTTCTGTAAATAAAGCCAGGTGCTTGCCCTGGAGTTCTGATGCCTTTAATGAAATATTGAACTGCTCGCTTCCTTCCGCTTTCTGCCTGACTCTTTCAATATCATTCAACACTTTCTCTGCTGTGAGTCCTATCTTCTTCTCCCGAATGGCTTTTAAGCGGTCTATTTCTTTCTTAATGTTAGGTTTTGTCAGGTTCTCACAACCTACTGCCCTTGCAGTCTTTTCGCTGTATCCTGCTCGAATACTGGCCTGGGTTGCATTAAGGTCAACAAGATACTCTGTACAGAACATTGCTTGTTTTGCAGTCAGTTTAGGCGTAGGCAATGATAATCTCCCTGGGATAAAAACCAGCATTCATTGCACTGATAGCCAGGTGAGCCCATAGCAGTTGAATGTCTTCAATATCACTGAAGGCATAATCCAGTTCCAGAATTATATTTGGTCCCATTCTGGCTCCGCTTCTGGTTCTTTCTTATTTAGATTTAATACAGGAGTAGGTGGCTTATCGATTTGACCTCTATGGTAAACCCATGCACCCAATAGAAATGATGATAAGGTCAGTAACCCTACCAGTAATAATAGATATAGTTCGCCCATTGTTGGGGCGAGTATAATACAGAGTACACCACAATAACGGTCAGATGGAGCCAGTTACAAAAATAGTTCCAAAGTGTACTTTTTAGTGTACTTTAGTGTACTTTTCTCGTCAATAAAACTAAAAGTACATACTTTACCATACTAAAGGACTGAAGGACTAAAAAGGAAAAGGGGGATTTATCCCGGTTTTATCCCTGACGGAAAATAACAACCCTAAAATGGGCTCACTAATTTCCGTATTATTTTTGGTAAAAGAATAAAATCTATTTTGATTGGAGAGAAGTATACTTCAATATCTTCAGTAAGTATTATTTATAGACGAGTACTGAAGTACTGAAGTAGGCTTCTCCACCAG